CGACTTCACAATCTTGTTTTCCATCGAGAAGATGCCCATCGGCTTGAAGCGATAGCTCTGATCGACCATCTCAGGCGGCACAAAGACAAAAGCGAGAAAGCGAGGGATGGTGATCGGAGGCATACCAGGGATCGGATGGTTGGCAATGGGAACGGGGGAATCCCCAAGGATCGCTTTCATGTCCTGGGGCTGGAGGTATTGATAAATCAAACCGTAAATGCGCTCGCCAGACTCGATCATGAACTGCGATTCAATGATCATGCCCAAGGCCGCGATGCGCTCATTGAACATCTGCTTTAAAAGCTCCATCCCGCCCAAAGTCTGATTGGTGTCGTGGACCATATTGGAAGACCCGAGCGTCACGCGGCTTGCGCCAGTGCGCTCTTGGATCTGCCGTTCAATCTCCATGGTCTCGCGAAACGCCGATTGCGATACGTCGGGGAACTCGACAGGCGTAATGACCTTGCGAATGTCGTCGGTCACGTTATCTTTCAAGCGGATCATGCCGCCAGGTTGCGAGATCATGTCCTTGCGGCTGACAATGGCCTTCTCAAAGACCGCCATCATCTTGTTCATGATCAAATTCACGTTGTCCACGCGGCAGTTGCGAAGTTCGTTGATCTCGTCCTGCTCATCCATGATCAGTTCAGGAATGCCCTTGCCATACGGCTCACAGGTGCGGATGTAATCCATCTTGACAATGGGAGAATTGCCGTCAGGAATCGGACTTTCTTCGCTGGACAAAAGCCAGGAGCCGGAAGCCACCATCACTTTGCCAGGCACAAGCTCCTCGGCCTGCGGACCATCGGGAATGTCAAACTCGATCCATTTGCGCGGGATCGGAGCCCACAATTCCCATATCGTATGCTTCTTCTCGTACTTCGACCAAACCCGCGCCAGATCAATGAACTTGCGGTCGGCTTTGGAAGTCCTGAGATCGTCATCAAAGCGTTCGCCTTCTATAAGCCCTTCAAGCGGCTCTGACACGTCAAAGAACTTGCCTTTTTTGATGTTGTCCATGATCCAGCCATATGGCAATTTCTGGCGATGAATAACCTTGGCCCAATCGACCGTATTGGGCTCTGGGAAAATGTTTCGGATATGGACATATTCCGCCCGCAGTTGATTTCGCAAAAGCACCTGCTGGTTCTGCATGGCGAAACCTTGCACCGGCGGCGGCGTCATGGGCATCTGGCCGGAAAGCTGTTCGGGCGGAAGGTTCTGCACGTACTCAGACGGGCTTTGCGTCACCGGAACTTTGCGCTTGCGCGTATCTTCGACACGTTCCCAGTAGAGCTTTACAAACCCTGATCCATAACGAATCGACTCTTTGAGCGCGTCGTAAAATGCCAGGTCAAATTTCGACTTGTGCATCTCATAAGCCAAAGCGTCTTGAATGAGTTCGGCCTGAAGGGGATCGCCGTCCGGTCCCGCTTCGACTTCAATGGGCGGGTTCGGGGCCATCATGGTCTTGTAGATCTGAGACGTGATGGTTTCGACATTCTGCACTGTCACGCCGACAAACATGTGCGACTGCCAGGGCTCTTTGCGACCCAGCAATACCGGGTCATAGAGACTATGATAATTCCTGTCGAACTTGTCCCATTGCGCGTGATACCGCGCCGACCGCCAATCCCAGGACGCCCGATAGAAGCTCTTAACGTAGTTCACAAGCTCTTCTTTGCGCTGAACGGCCAGCTGGCTGTCGCCGGGTTGCGCTGATTGGAGCGGGTAAAGGTTGTCGTCAGGCTGATTCGGGAGCCCTTGGACCATTTAGTTTGACCTCACGTGCTTGGCGCAAACATACGTCTGGCCGGGAGCCTTGGGTTCATAACAACCCTCGTGAACGCATTGCGACTCCGTTTTTTCTTTTTTCGGAGGAGGAGGCTCTTCAACTTTTTTCTTGATAATCATCTCAGCGTTTAAAGAGCGGCGCACCACCGCCATGATTGTGCGTAAACTCCGTCTGCGGCATCTCCGACATATCATGATCGCCGGACGATGAACTTGGAACTGACTGCGTGTCGGGATTCCCTTGGTTTGAACCGCCGGGGAACTCTCCTCCTGTTTTGTCGGGTTCATCTGATCCTTCAGGTCCAGCGTCGCCTGCGCCTTTGGAATCCCGGTAAGTCTGCACAAGACCCTCGTCATTTTGCGGCTTTTTGTAAGTCGCATATTCATCCGTCGAATCTGTCCCGGCAGGATGAATCTGAATATCCTCGGAACCAGAGTTGTCCTTTTCATCCCCTTTGAAGCTTGAGGTCATCGACCATACAGGCTTAGAAGTCACGGAGCCTTTTTTGCCCGAGACGACATTCATGCCGAGTTTCGGACCCGTGTTAGAACCCACATAGCCCTCGCCTCCTTCTGCCGGAGCATCAACTTGCGATGGCTGACGGGCGTTCCCGGCACTATTGGTCTCTGTCCCACTACCTTCGTCTTCACGATACGTCTGGTTGTCTTTCATGATTTCTCCTTAGCTGATCAGTTGTCCCAGCCGGTTTTTCTCGTCATAGCACGTCCGGCAGTACGCCGTCCCCCGATGCAATAAATCGGCTTTATGCGGCCCGTAAATGCACTCGAAATTCAGAAAGTTCGGCTGGATCTTCGGAAGTTCCCGCTCGATCTCCCGTTCTTTGACCGCCTGATTCCAATTCCTCACGCCACCTCCGCTACGCGTCTGTCCAACTGCTTGACCATCGACGGTCCATAGTCCGTGCGCGTCCGCGTCGCCGTCCAGCGAAATGCCTCAGTAGGCATCCAGGTCGTTTCTTGCCCGACCTGAAAGCGCGGCTTGCCCTCAATAGATGCCTCCTCGGTGTCTCGCGGCACGCCCACCGCGCCTGAGTTCGGCTGGATGATGTCGGGATGGAAACAGTAAGCCAGCGCATCCACCAGGTCGTCATGTTCCTTCGACGAATCATCAAAGCGGTAGGCGTAAAGTTGGGAACGCAGAAGCTTCATCTCGGGATGCAGATGCACGGCGCGGGCTTCCCAGCGGCTTACCAGGCCTCCGACCATGTTAATCCGCTTTTCCTTCGAGATCCCGTGGGTTTGTAATTCCACGTATTTAAAATCCCACAGATTGAGGCGTGTACGCGCTTCTTGAAACGAATAGCTGATCGCATCCCCCTTGCGCTTCTCGATGCCGACAACCTGTGGAGCGTAGGCTCGGATCGTCCGTACGAGTTCGCGCACCACTGCTCCTGGATCTTCTCGACGTAAGGCTTTTGATTCAAGTACATAGGCATGATTCCCTCCAGTGAAGCCAACCGTCACAATGGCGGAATAATCGCCCTGATTCTCTGAGTAGGCGGGGTCGCAGACCGTGACGATGTACTGAAACCGCATCGGAGCTTCCGAATAGAGCGTTTCGTACTGCGTTTTGAACGGCTGTGTCGCGGGATCGACTCTCTGTAAAAGCATTTCGCGGGCATAGTTGAGCGATCCCATCTCCGCCTTGCGGAAAGCGAGCCAGTCATCCGTCCAGATATCTTTGTACTGGTTCTCGCCGTTTCGCTCAGCGGGCCTGCGCCATTTGGCATAGGCTTCGTTCTGTGAGAGTTGTTCTAAGATGTCGCCGAACTCCATCGGAGTGCCGACGGTATACATCTCGGTGTGCGGAAGCGCCATCCCCGCAATCACACCGAAATACATGCGGTCTTTGTCCTCACGGCTCATGCGGTTGTTCTCGCCCTCAATGTCGTCGTTGATGATGATGCCGGGATGCGTTCCACGCTTGGACGTGCCAAAACCCATCAGTGACACTAGAGAACCATTCGAGAACCCGATCTGATCGGTCCCCCAGAGTTCTTTGGTGCTCGGACGCATGGGAGCGAGTCGTTCCTGGCTTTCGATGGTCTGGCGCATGAGGCGAAGATTTTTGACCGCCTGCCCTTCTGAATCCGAGACCAGAAGTACCTCGGTCTTCCCGCGGAGGATGCGCCAAAGAGGGTATGCGAGCGAAAAAAAGTACGTCTTCCAGGAACCGCGAGGAGCTTCGTAGAGCCCGCGCTTGTTTGCCAAGACGGACTGTTCCCATTCGGTGTAATGCGCGGGCCACTTGAGGCCCAAGGCGTTGGTCGTAAAGAAACGGAGCGAGGCCTTGCACCCGCGCCAGAACTTCAGCTCATTAGGCGACATGAGAAGTCTCGGAGATAGCGTCAAAGACAGGCTTGTACTTGGCTTCTTCCTCCGGCGTGAGCGAAATGTTGAAAACGTTAAGTTGGTTCGTCGGAGCCGTTTGTTTGTACGCCCCTTCGATCTTGGCGAGTTCGGCTAGGCTTTTTTGCTGAGTGTCTTCAAGACTTGGGTTGTAGATGTTTTCGACGTGCTTCGACTTGATCCAATCGGGCGTGGGGATCTCACAGAGGGCTTTTACCCGAGCGTCTTCTTCACGAAAACAGCTAAGTTTTTTGATAAATCTTTCAGCGACAGTCCGCTGTAAACCTGATGCGGATATTGCTTTTTCGATATCCCAATCATTCGTTCGCCATGCCTGTAAAAAACGAAGATCCGATAACGAGAGTCGCTTGAAGATGAGCTTGTCAACGGTGGCGGGATTTCCGTCCGCGTCGAATTTAAGCGGAACAATGGTTTGTTTTCCCCTGATCTTGATACGGCGGGCTTTGTCATTAACGGCCTTTGCGAGGTTCTCGCTCAAAACGGTCGCGAAGAAATCGTTTCGTGCCATCCCTTCGCGCCGATTGCACCTGGCGGGCGCAAATCGGAAAATCGTAAACCCGCCAGGATTTAAGCTATATCTACACTACCATCACGTTTTTGTCAAGTACACCGTCAAAAGACCTGGCAATCCAGACAATGTCGTCTTCCGTCATGCCTTCATGACACGGGATGTAAAAACCCCGCTCGTTTACACGCTCCGCCACAGACCACTTGAACTGATTATTTCTGAGCGGCCTGATCAGAAAATCATAGCACGGCTGGCTCGTAATGGGCATCATATCGCGAGTCTCAATGCCAGCTTTCTCAAGCGCAAGACAAACCTCGTACTTCGTCGGCTTCGCCGTCTCTTTGAGAATGATGGGGTACATCATCCAGGTGTGATTCTTGCGGCAATCCTCTCGCGGAAGCTCAAGATCAAGAAAACTCTCAAGGGCCTCCGTCAATTTCTCCGCCACCTTGCGCCTCTGCCCGACCCGCTCAGCCAGGCCGTCTAATTGGGCCAAACCCAGCGCGGCCTCAAACTCCGTTGCGCGACTGCTGTATCCGATACGGTCAAACTGAAACTTCTGATGAATACTGCCGATCGTCGGGTTCTTGGGCGAAAACGGAACGAAATAACCCGGGATGTAGTTCGTGTTCCGCCCATGGTTGGCGTAACTGCGCATCAGCCAGTTCAAGTCCATGTCGTTCGTCAAAGCAAATCCCCCGACCCCCGTCGCCAGATGATGCGCCATATACGTCGAATGACAGCCCACATCCCCCCGCAGCGGATTTAAGATCGTCTCGCAGGAATCTTCCAGCACCTTGACGCCATATTTCCCCGCCAGAGCGTAAAGCTTTGGATCGCAGTCCTGCCCGAACAACTGCACCGGCATCATGGCCTTGACGCGCTTCCAATCCGCTTCAATCTCCCGGCCCGTCGAATCGTGGCCATACCGCCAGGGGTTCATCGTCCAACTGCACATCTCCACATCCACAAAGACCGGCGTGAGCCCGGCCTGCAATACCACGTTCACCGTCGCTACAAACGTCAGGGCGGGAACCAACACCTCGTCACCATCCTGCCATTTGTATTTTTCTTTCAGCGCCAAAAGCGCAATCCGCAAGGCGTCGGTGCCTGAGTTCACGAAAATGCAGTGCCTGGCCTGGTGCAGGTCGGCTAACTTCTCTTCAAACTCTCTGACTTTGGGGCCAGGCGAGAACTGCCCGGAGGAAAGAACTTCGTTGATGAGTTTTTGCGTCTGCTTCGTGACTTCTAACGGCGTGGAAAGCGCGATCCTCTTAGGCCTTGACACGGAACTTCTTTCGCCAGGGATTCGGCGGACAATGCACCCGGCAGAGATAGTCCGTCTTCATGCCCAAAAACGGATCAAGACGTATAAATGCACCGTTCTTGCACCTTCTTTTGCCCTTTTCTTTCCACTCGCATCTAGGCGACAAACGTCCCGTCCTGATAAAAGCTGTAGCCATCCATGACACTGTTGCCCGCACCATCCGTCCCGCCGCCATACCGACTGAAGACCCTGAACTTATAGGGCTGCCCCACAGTCAATCCCGTTAGAGTAACCGAATGATTCGTAACCAGCGGATTCGTATCCGTCTCAGCTGTCGTCAATTGCGTGTTGGGAATGATGCCATAAGCCACACGACTGGAACCGGCCGCACTCGTCGTCCATGCCACCGTCGCACTTCCTCCACCAATTCCACTGACGGCAACGGCGCTGATCGTGATCGGCGTCGTGTTGCCGGGATCGTCCGTCACTTTCTTCTTCGGGTCCTGCCAGGTCCCAGGAATCGGCATTAGGGCAACCCACCGTTCATCTAATCCTCATGCACGGGACAACGCCGATGCACGGCATCGCCACCACACCAGTGACAGGTCTCGTAACCACGATAACGACACTCAGGATCTTTCCCGCCGCAGACATAACAAGCCCAATCGCGTAAACCAAGACCCAAAATGTCACGCAACCAACTCATGGCTTCAGCCCGCCAAGCTTACGAAGGGTTACTCGGGGGAAAAATAAATTTTCCGAGAGATGGTAATTATGATTATTCATTTGCCGAAGTACGATTGACTTTGGTTTGGGCCAGGAGCTTGATAACAAGACCGCGATTTACATATTCCTGGGCCGTTAGGCCCATAAGAAACTCATTGATAAATAGATTCGATTCGTCTGTTGTCATGTCAACTTCCGATAATATAGATTATATTGCATATTAACTCACTACAATGCGTTTATTTTGTAATTCTGGGTCTTCGGACCTATATTCATGTTCTTGAATCTTTCCGTCAATTTCGTCAAACCAACTCACAACTATCGTGGCACAATAACGACAGGTACGAAGCCATTTGGACCGATCCTGGAGACGATGCGGAGAATACCATCTGTGCATACACAACTTACCCGACCCAAAGCGAATAGGCCACATAGCCCCTTTAGCCTAACCCGCATTCGCCCGTTTGTCAAGTCGGACCCCCAAAAATGGAGATAATAAGAAAATACCCATCATGTCTTGTTTGCTTATATATATATACTATCTATCTATCTATCTATCTATTATCTTATTATCTAGCCTTCTACGACGTAAAAGATAATACGGAAATTCACTCGCCAACCCAGGATATTATCTGCTTCGACTTCGATTTCGTAGACTCTTCGGTCAGCTTAATATCCCTATCTTGGTATAGTCCTGTCAGGTGCGCGGTGAGATGCTGTCCGGAGCACTTTGTCAGCCGCGAAAGAGCGGAGCGATCAATGGTGCCATGAGACTTGATTAGGTTCGTAATTCTTTTATGGTCGCGATCCCATTGCGTCGAAGTCATGTCTTCCACCAGACTTGGCAAACAATCCTCCACATATTTCAAGCACAACGACGCCTCTCGAAAGGCTTCGGGCGTGATCTCCTGTTCCCCGCGATCGACAGCGAACAAAATACAAAGCTTATGAATCGCTTCATTTTTAAAATGCTCGAAGAATCCGCCAAGAACAGGCAAAGCCTTGTTCTCGCGTTCAGTGGTGTCGCCATACCAATAATGCAACTTCGCCTTGGCTTCGGCCGTATAATGAAACGCCTGCTCAATCTTTTTGAACTCCCAGAGCATCTCCGACAACTCTTGGAACTTCTCCGGATCATGCGGCGGCGGAAGGGCCATAGGTGGATTTCCGGTTCCGACATAAGGAACCATCAAAAACCTCGCCAAAAATCCTGACATAGCGGACTGTTCGGCGTCTTGCAAACTCTGGCGCAGCCATTCCGGCGTGGTCGCCATGCCCATCGGGATATAAGCGTTTTGGATGCGCAACACTCCATGCTTCAGGGTTGTGCGCATATAATTGGGTTTGCGATAAAGGATGGTAAAGAGCGATTTCAACGATTCGTTGTATTTTTTGCCCAGCATATCGAAAAAGGATTTCGCCTCATCAAACACAAAGAGCCGGTTCGAGCTTTTTGAAAGAGACAGAATGATCGCCTCCGCCGTAAATTCGTGAGGAGCAGTACGTTCAGAATCCACAATCTCGATCAAATCTTCGACGATAGAAATGGCCGTTGATTTGTGTGAAGATGATTTTCCGATCAGCACAAGCCAAATATGCGGAGCGACGTTCCATGAACCGGCTTCCACATAGACGGACCGCGATAATGCTGCGGATATAGCCAGAAGCGCGCCCCATAACAAAAACGGGTCAGGGCAATCTGTGAATTCGTTCGCATATTGTAAATAGGCTTCTGTGAATCGCTTAGTCATTGGCCACACCCAAATAGCGGCATTTGAGCTGAAAGGCGATCATGGTGTGCATGGCTTGCGATCCGTCGTAGGGTTGACCGCCATATTGCCAGCGTTTGATTTCTTGGCGGAATTCTTTCCAAGCTATTCCAATATCGTGCCAAAGTCCCGGATGATAGGCTTTGAGTTGCTTGCGAGACTTTTTGGGAAGAAGTTCGCGATACCTCTCAATAGCGAACCGCGTCCAAATAATCATTTCATCCCGGCGGTTGATGCGAATGGAATGCTTCTCAAACCCCATCTGCGCTTTTTGCTGCGCGACTTCAAGGTGCGGCAACGACTCATCCAGTTTCATATGTGCAGCCATAACAAGGGGCAAAGTCACTTCGAGGAATTTTTCTAACGCCAATTCGGATCGTCTGTAGGGCATTGTGTCAGCAGCCATTTTGTCTTCTGCGCTTTCGAAGGATGTTTTTTGTTTGTCACGTTCGGCTTGAAGGGCTAAAAACTCTCTACCTAATACAGACTTCATCGGCACTAATTTCAAAAACTTCGTTTCTCTCTCAAGCATAACCCCTCCACAAAAATTGATTCCCGTCGGACATAGCGGTTCCCTGGGCAGGTGAGTGCTACGCCGACGGGGAAATGGGATTTTCGATTTAACCCAGAGAACACAAAACAAAAATACAAACCCTGTAAATCTTTGTCAAGCGCACAAAACCGACGCAAAAACAAGCTTTTTGTGACGGATAAAATAACCCTTGACATATGCTGGTGGTGGTGGTATATTGAGGGCATGAAAATCAAGACTTGGCCACAAAAGTGTCAACGAGACGATTGTCGCTACAGATGGTGCTCTCGCAAGCAATTCCCGAAGAAATGCCCTAAGTGTGCCGAATGGCTCCAAACGTCCCTAGATTCAAAAGCTAGGCCCCTAGAAACCGATCCTAGCGAGCGCTTAGAACAAGGAATGGAGGGTTTATGAAAACGCTGACGAAAACACCGACGCACACGCCGACGCCGTTAACCCAGCAGCGGAGCGGATACCAAGCTCACTATAGTGAACACGCTAGAGTCATTAAAAGCAATGGTATACCCATTGGCCATATTTACGGATCAGATGTTGCGGAACGGTTCGTCCGCGCCGTGAATAGTCACCAGGAGCTTGTACAAGTCGCCAAGGATTTATTGACGATGATCGAACATGAGGGCAACGTGAGTAGTTCGCCATATCGGTATATTGCCATGCGAGCGGAAGAAGCCCTCGCCCGTGCCGAAGCAACGGAATAGCCATGAACGCCTATTGGTACGACATGATGATTTCAGATGCCTTCGCGTTCCGTTCGCAGAAGCTTTTGAAGCGAATCAGGCTCTTAGAACTGGTTCTGATCGGTGCTTCGGCAATCGCTGTGAGCGGATGCAATCGCGACAGCAGCGATAAGCCACGGGAACCGGGCGTCGCGCAACTGATCGGCGGCGATGTGGTCATCAATCATTAGGGAGGGATCATGAAAGACGAATACGGCAGTTTGTTGCGTGAAAAGATGAAGGACAGCATGGCCCAGCCATGGCGTGCGACCAACAAGCGCGAGAGCTTGAGCTTTATCCAGCGCGTGGGCGACAGCGTGGCGTTGTTCTGTTATTTGGTTGTGGGTCTTGCCATTGCGGCATTAGCGTGGTTCGTTTTCGCCCAGGCGCTTCAATGGATAAGATAGTTCCTTCCGATTTGATGCAGTCTCTCCAATGGTGGAACCGCGCCTATTTCGCCATTCAACGAGCTAAAGAAGCTGATTTTAGCACCGTAGCCGAGGTCTACTGCCGCGCCGCTTGTATCGCCAGGGCGCAATACGAGATTTATCAGGCGCAATATAAAGTTGAGGTGAAACCATGAGCCACGTCGAATTGACAGATCAGAACATTCCCATTGAGTGCCATGAATGCCAAGGAGATCACATCGAAGAAGGTTTGCAAAACATGATCGAGCACATCATGAACGTTCACGCGCATCTTTACACCTATGACGAGGCTGACACAACGGCACGACTGTGGGCCACTCATGCTTATGACCTACAAGACGAATGGGACTTTGAGCATCGCCTGGACCGCTCCGTTAATGCCGACGCTTTCCAAAACAAATAAAAGGAGAAAAAATGATAACCGAACCCGCCAATAAACAAACAGGAGAAATCGTCAGCCAAACTCAATGGGAGATTATGCGTCAGCAAGCCGACAGCCTCGTTAAATCGGGCTTCCTGCCGGTCGCTATCAATACGCCCGAGAAAGCCTTAGCTATCATGCAGGCCGGAAAAGAGTTAGGTATCCCGGCGATGACGGCTTTTCAGACCATCAATATCATTCAAGGAAAAATATCCATCAGCCCTCAGCTTATGCTTGCCCTTGCCCGTCGTACAAAAGAATTAGAAAACTTTTCCATCGATAAGAATGACCGGCAAGCTACTGTCAAAGTCAAGCGCACTGGCCAGGAAGAAGTCACCACAACTTTTACTATTGAAATGGCGGCGCGCATGGGACTATCAACCAAAGATAATTGGAAGAAACAACCAGCCATCATGCTCCAATGGCGAGCCGTTGCCGAGAATTTGCGCCTGACGTTCTCAGACGCCATCGCCGGACT